CGTTGTCAGGTTGGATCGCATCTATTCCTGAACCGAAGTTCAAGTACAATGGATATAATGTTTGATTTTGTTTCGAATATTTAATCAATCTCTGCTTATAAAATTCTGCACGTGCCCTGTAACGATTCGCAATATCAATTAAATCCTGCATTGATGGCATATCTGTATTATCAGATGATTTACGCACCAAGCCTTTATTGTAAAATTGAAAACTCAATCCCTGCGGAAGTTCACTTAAAACATAGTTTACAAGTGTGTCAGCAATGTAATCATCAAGCAAACTCTTTTCATCACAGGTTAGATTATTGCATGAAATTCCATCCTGTAAACGATTGTACAAAGCTGAACCAAGTGCAGGAAGTATGTACATATCCTGCGAAGTTTTGATTTCAGGCTTTATCAGCTTCTCATCTACGTTATAATGCAAACCTGATCTTTCCTTAATAGTATCAGATGATATGAATAATATGTTTAAACTCATTTTATTTCCTTGTTACTACGTTAGCTTTCCATTGATGTCTGCAAAAAGGTCTGTGCCTATTTGTATCGGGTATTGTGTACCAACCACCTGCTCTACTGAATACATCATAACCAAGTCTTGCACTCATTGCTTCAATTTCACTTCTGCTATACATTTTATCTGTTGTTACAAAGTACTTGCAAAACTCCCTTGATGTACCTAAATCACTATCATTAAACCCCTGTCTCCATTCGTATGAATACCTGATCAAAAATTCAGTTGTTTTCGGCTTCATTGATTCAACGATCTCTGAAATCGGTGCAGTCAATTTACGTTCAATGATTATTGATTTATCATCTCCTTTACCAATAGATGTTTCAGTTGACTTTAAATATCCTTTTTCTTCAAGTATTCCGATCACACGCTTTACCGCACCCACATCTTCTTTCAAAACCTCTGCAATAACTTCAGGTGTGATCCTTTTATCTTTAGTAATCAGATCAAGTATATTTGACTGCAATTGTGTTACATCTTCGAACAGTTGTGTTTCCTGAAAGTATGCACGTTGTTTGAATACGTTAAAGTTATTTCTACTTTCCCCGAATTCATCCAATGATTTAAAATCGAATTGTGCAGACAATGCAACCTTTTCAGGTTCAGGTACAGGCTGCTGATATTTAGTTATATCAATACCTGCTTTTTCAAGTAACCATTCTTTAGGTGCTATTTGCAGAAGTGTTGCTTCTGTCAATTCCATTCCGATTGGTTCGGTAGGAATAATCTTCAAATCTTCCGCATAACCTGCATATCCTGCCAACATATTGAATGTTGATTCAAGGAACATTTGCTTTGCGTTTACATAAGTATTTTTGAAAATCTCATACCCATCACGCATCTCTGTTCTGCTTCCAAGTTTACCTGCTTCAGCAATACCGAATATGCTCGGTGTTGTGATCATGTGTCCGCTAAAAATGTTGGTCTGTATCAAACTGTCAACCCTTCCGAAATCCTCTTTTGTTAAATCAGATTGACCAAGATCATCAATGATTGGCTTACGTGAAGCATCATTAACAAATGCCAACATATATTTGATGCCATCAGCACCTGTATAAGTATTTTTAAACTTACGATGAATTACACTTTGCTCATCAGGTGAAGGCTCACCATTAGGAAGTGTAATAAGTTTACTTGCAGAAAACCCTGTTTTGGCATTACCAAGAACGTGTTTCGAAACCTCAATATCAGATTCAATATAGTTTAATGCACCAAAATACGAAGGCAAAGCATATACCTGCGACAAAGGTCTGTACTCCTTTAGGTAAAGGATTTGTTTGCCTTGTGGGTTTTTTGGGTTAAAAACTGGATAAACTTTGTATTTCTCTTTATTATCTTTCCAATCTTCTTTATACCAAAATTGAGTATTGTCTTTGTTAGTTCTGAATTTGGTATAATCACAATGCCATATTTCTGCGATTCGCCCTATTCCCCAAATAACTTCCAAATAAGCACCCCCAAACAATTCCATGTCCAATGATACCTTTCTTGTAACATCATCCAAATTTTCGGTTCTATTTGGCTTCTGAATGAATCCTTCGCTACCTGTCCAACCATTGCCACAAATGTAATGTACCTTTGACTTTACAATCGAATTGTGTTTAGCACTTTTGTTAAATAGTTCCACAAGATAGTTTGGATAGTCATTACGATGACCATAACCGATCCATCCTTCACCTTTCTTTTCGATGTATTCAGGCTGCTTTGCTTCTGCAAATTGAACAAGTACAAATTGATTTTCTAAACTCATTGTCTTATTTTATATGTGTCAGTTGTAGAATATTCGGTATATACTTCCTCTGATTCCTTTAGCATCATAATACCACTTTCCAAAAGGGTTAAACCTGTGGTTGTGGTATTGGTTGCACTGGTTTGCTGATATACGTAATACGTGTACTGACCATTAAGTTTACTTAAAAAATATTGATTTACATTCAACAGGAATTTATTGTACCTATCCTTATGTAAAGATAAATCCTTTGCGTTAGTTAGCACAAATTTTACTTCAGTATTTGTTGACCTTTGTTCAAACACAAATAGGTAATTCGGTGAAGAAATAGTCTGCTTCTCCGTTAAAGTAAAATATACATACTGAATTTGTCCTTTTGTTAGTACTATCACAACAATAAATGTAAAAAACGTTGGATATTAACAAAAATGCCCCACCATATCGGCAGGGCACTCTTAACTATTAAACTCTACAACTTATGAACCTGCGGTTTCCAACTGTCCTGCGACTGTGGAATTTACTTCAGGTGAAAGTTCAGCTTCCTGACCTGTGAAAGTCAAAGAATATCCTGAACGATCACCAAGTGCAGCACCGCTTTGAGCAGAACCGCCTGTAATATCTAATCCTTTTGTAAGTCCCAAATACCAATACTTACCATTGTTATCTTTAGCTACTGCAACCAAAAGATTCTTTGCAAGTAACAGGATTTCGTTTCTTGTATTTGCCTGAAGTTTATTCAGGATGATTGTCAATTCTTGCTGATAGAAAATCGTTCCATTCTCAACAGAAGCATTAACATTCTCAACGAAACTTGAAGTGCCTTTAACCAACTCATACTTGTAAAATCTTTTTCCAGACTTTTTAGTTAGAGCAGTCATAACACCACCTGAAACTGTGTAAGAACTTACATCTGATGATGCCATGAAGTAAACTTCAGTTATACCACCAAGTGAATCTTTACAGTCCAAAACGTAGCCTTGCGTTAGTGCACAAGCCATTTTATTTTATTTAAAGTGTTATATAAAAAGGGGAGTATTACCTCCCCATTTATTATGCAAGGATGAATTTAACAATCTCATCAGGGAATGCGATGTTAACACCCATCTTGAATTCAGATACGAAACGTACTTGGTCAGCTTCTTTTGCGTAGAAGATTTCAAATTTTTCTTCTTCGTTCAAAAGGTCTGTACCCAAAAACAAGTTGCTCAATCTCAAAGCGTATGCTTTATTTGTTCCGTTCAAACCTTGTACTGCAACAACTTTGATTGATGTACCGGGAAGAATGAATTCGCTATCAGCTTTAACATCAATTGAATAATGGAACTGATTTGCGTTTTTAAGAGCAACTGTATATGTTCTGAACAAATCTTGTCCGCAGAAGATAATCATATCATCAGCAGCAACAACCTGTGCAGGAATTGCTTTGTAGATACCATCGAAAATGCTGATTACATTAGCATCTGTGATTGTACTTAAAGGTGCACCTGAAATATATGTGGATGCGTTAGCAGCAACAACTCCAGCAGCAGCACCGATCAACTTAACCAAACCATCAAATTTGTTCAGGTTTACGTTAACTGAATCAGTATCACCCTGCCAAATAGCAGTTTCAAGTTGTGCAGCGATTCTTTTTGCTTTCTTGTCAGCAAACTCTTGTTCGAATGGAATGCTATCATACATTGAACCAGTTGGCAATGCCTTCTGCAAGTATTTAGCTTCCAAATCTTTCGGACAAAGTGCTTCGTTAACTTTAATTTTACCAACAGTTACAGTTCTTTGTGTGAAAGAAGTTGAACCTGATGCGTTAAAACCGCATGATCCACCTGCTTGAAAAACTGCGTCTGTGTCCATGATGTTAATGGTTTCTGCGGATTTTACTCCTACCATTACGTTACCTGCACTCTTAATCAAAGATGCAGTTTTAGCACCCAATACAGATGATGTAACCAAAAGAGCTTCATTCTGCTCTGTATAGGCTGCAAGGGTTGATACGTCAAATGCCATTTTGCTTTAGTTTTTATTGTTTAAAATTGCGTTACGATATTTATTAAGTCTTTCGAACTTAATGTCTTTTGTTGCTTCGAATTTGAAAGTTTGTGGCATTTCAATCGGATCAGCCTGTGGAACTTTACTCATTTCTTCGATCAGTTCAACCACTTGTGCAAATCCTGTTTTTGATTTACTTTCAAGTGCCTCAATCTTCGCCATCAAAGCAGCGTTAAGAATTTCCATGTCAGAAATTTTTGACTGAAATTCAGCAGCCATTTCTTCCATTTTCTTGTCCATTTTCTTTGACTCAACCTCAACATCAACATTTTCTTGACTTGGTTCTTCAGCTTTCTCAATCTCAACGATCTTACCTTCAAGTGTTGAAATCTGTGTACCATCTGCCAATTGATGCTCACCATCAGGTGCGTTTGAGCCATCTTCCAATTTTACTTCACCACCTACTTCAAGTGATGAAATCATAACCTTCGTACCATCTGCAAGGGAATATTCTGCAAAATCAGCAGCTTTAACTTCCTCAACAGGTGCTTCTTCAGGTTTAGGCATATCTTCGAAAAGTGCCTTGATTTTTAGTATTGCTTCTTTAGGATTCATACTTTTATTTTAAATGTGAATAAACAAATTATATTACCACTTAACAGAAGATAAAATTCGCTTTATATCTTCTATCATCTTCTGATCCTTTGATTGTTCTTTCTTGTATTCAAAAATACCTTCAACAGAAAAACCCTTCACTTCACCATTCTTTACCTTCTGCCAAACCTCATCATTGTAAACTTTAAAAGAACCAAACCATGATCCTTCAGGTGCATCTTCAAATCCCTTCATTGGTGGAATGCCACGTTCTTTGTCAGATATAAAGGATTCGAACATAACAATATCTTCAACCTTAAAATCAGGATTATGCTCCAAGTTAACATTAGCTTGGTAGCCTTTCTTAAAAAACTTCTGTGCAATTTTAAGAATAGTATCTTTGCTGAAAGTAACATAGTAATCGCCATGAGTATTGTCGCTGCGAAAAATAGGTGTATCAGCCAACATAAGAGCACCGCTGATAATACGCTGATCTTCCGAAACGATTTCAAATACGTGTTTATCTTTAAAAGCATTCCAATTCCTTTGAATCGCAGGTCTGTCAACTAATGCCACGAAGTTTACTTCTGCATCATCTTCGACATCCTCATTTATCATTAATTCGTACAATGGTAATTCCATGAAAATAAATGTTTTAAATTTTAGTAATTATCTACTTAACCGAATTTAGCTTTATTTTTAATTGCTTCAATTCTTTTTTGATTAGTGGTTATATCTGTTTCAACAACGTATGCTCTGATCGCCTGATTGCCAATTGCATTAATCATTTGCTGATTTAATTGTGTCAAACTTGCTTGTGGTTGTATAGGAGATTGTGCACCAAGTGTAGGTATACTCGGACCAAAATTTGAACCTGCATTAGTTCCACCACCTTTAAATTTAGCAATTGTTGTTGCTGCTATTGTGGCAATACTTGCTGCTGCTCTTATTTTTGCTGCTAAAGCCATTTTTGCAGTAATAGCTAAACCCGGAACACCAAGTGGTGAATTCGCTGCTGCATAACCTGCAATTTCTCTTTGTGTATCTATAATAACTTTTGCAATTGCTAATGCACGATCAGCAACGAATAAAGCATTTTGTAATTTTTCATTTTTAGAAACTAATGTTCCAAGTAAAGATAAACCTGCTGATGCTGCCTGAAATTTTGCATCTGCCAATTGATATTCGGCTTCTATTAATGCTTCCTTTTCCTTTTTATCATCAAGAATTCTTTTATTTGAATTTTCAATTATTTTTTCTTGT